TCTAAAATTGTGGAAAGATTAGAACCTTCAAAATTATAATCAGTAAAATTTGAGTTTGACCTCAAATAATCTTTTAGTGTTGTTTTGATTTGATCAAAATCTAAATTTGAAAAATTTGTTAATGTCATTTATCTAGAAGGAAGTAATACAAATTCTAACTGTTGGGGTTGTACATCTGCACCAATAATTCTATAGATTATTGTGACATTAAATGAATTATTGTCATACTCTGGAACAACACTAACATCAATTAATTCAACTCTTGGTTCATAATTTTCAATAGAATTTTCTATTTCATCCTTAATTGTGGTAGATGTAAGATCATCAATGTTTTCAAATAGTGATTTTTTTACTTGAGAACCAAAAGAAGGATTAAAAAATTTTTCTCCTGGTTGAGTAAGTACAATATTTCTCATAGAACGAGCAATCGCAGTTTCATTTTTAATTCCAATAAGATCATTATTCAGAGGATTAGTCTGAAATGACATACTTATATCTTTAAAACCACTACTTACTCGTTCTAAAGGCATATTAAATTTTAAATTTAATATTATTTATCATAGATTTTTTGATTCATAAATGGGTTCTGTGCCATATTCCCAATCATCATAATCGTTATCATTTCTAATTTTTGAATGAATGTCGTTTTGATGATAAAAATCGTGTTTTTTTGGTGTCAAATTGTCATTTGCAATCTCACGAAGCATTTTTTGCTTCTCAACTTTAGATTCCCAACCATATTCAGATGACAAATACTGAGTTCCCCATTCAGATTTCATAAAATTTTGATCTTTATCGACTTGTTTAGTCATTTTTGCTCCTGATACTTTAGATCAGAACTTTTTACGGGGTTTCTATCCCGTTATGTTCAAAAATCGATATAAAAACCTTTTCTAAGATAATCTTGGTCCTCTATAAAAGTTAAATTTTCTATTTTCTTGACTTTTTCTTCTTTCCAAACTGGAATTGCAATTGAATTTCCATATCTAAAATCAGGATTTCTTCTGAAATGAACTTCAATTAGTTTATTATCTATGAATTCACAGTTTATCCAGTCATAATTTCCCTTAACTTTGTTTAAAACAACAGGAAACTCTATATTTTTTTCTATCTTATACCATTTATTCCACTTGTAAAGAGGATCTTCTGTATTTTTTTCACCAACAACTACTAATGAAGATTTTTTCTGATAGAAATCCACACTTAAATGTGTTCCATTGAAGATTTCACACCAAAATTCTGCTGGATGCAGATGATCTGTTTCTTTTTCTAACCATTCTATACGAGAAAAACGTCCCATACCAAGTAAATTAATACTAGGTCGGACTATATAATACCCAGAAAAAGGAACAGGCACCCCTGCAGGTCCGCAGAGATGCCCTAGAATATGATTTAAAAAGAGTTTGTTATATACCCAAAGATCTTCATTATGAATATGTTTCCATTCTTCGTAACAATCTAGTGGATACATAGTCTTTTTAACTATTTAACCTTTACCTTGACCCCTATACTTCTTCTTACGTCCATTACGAGAAGTTGCACTGAGTAATGTGCGAGCAGAACGACCTTGACGTGTTTTCTTAGGCGCTCCGGATTCAAATTCCTTTTTATTCATTGCCATTTTAAATTTCCTCCAATTCTATAAGTTCTGGATCAATTAGTTCTCCCGAGAAAAAAGATTCTGAGAAGTCCTGTAGAATCTCACTACATTCTTCTGTAGTGAGATTTGTATAAATTTTACGCCCTTTGTAAAGGACATTGTAAAGTTTATTCATTAGATAATACGAGTTTTCTCATGACCAACTCTAATACGAGGATCGCACCAGATTTTGTATCCCTTATCAATAGCATCAAGACAGAAAGAAACATCTTCTCCACACATATCTTGAACTGCGCCTGACTCAAAGACTTGCATCTTTGGAGCAAACCAAGGATACTCAAGATTCTCAAAAACTCCTTTCTTAATCAATACCCAACCAAATCCAGTATAATCAACTGTAAATGGCTTCTTACGCTTTGTGATAGACTCTACAGTTTCGTGATTCATGACTCCACCATTCTTGCGGAAATCATCTTCTTCCAACCAATGTGCGACAGAAGTTGTGTGTCCATCTTCAGTTGCATACCAACCAGCAACTACTTCACGATCTTCTCCTTCTTCATTCAAAGCAAGATCACAGAGTTGCCAGAATTTGTTAGAATCAAAGACAATATCCGAGTCAATCCAAAGTTGATAATCATATTCAAGTTTTCCGTCCCAAGGAATTTGTTTTGGTCCCCTTAGAACATTTGCTCCAAGACATTTGCATCGCGCAAAATTAACCATTGACGAATAATCTTGAGAGATCTGAATGCTCATTCCATTCTGTACAATATCAAAACAAAGTTGTACAAATGCTTTCAAAAAGATAAAAGAACATCCTCGACCGGGCAAACAAAAAACAATCGATTTTCCTCGCATCCTTTCTTTAATAGCATCATAATCCCATTCTTGAGATGTGGGTTTTGGTGCTGTCGCTTTAACAGTAAATCCTTTTGCCATAAAAAAATAAAACCTTCAGTTCAATTTTAACAGTCTATATATGCAGTTGTCAATGTGAAGAGTTTAAACTCATTTCTTTCTGAAAAATCAATTCCTCATAGGATAAGTCTTCTATAACATAGTCAGTTTTCATAATTCCTACCATATTATTAATGGTACTCCAAGTTGTTTCGAATTCATCCTCTTTGATAGAATGAAATAAACACTTATCTTTTGCGTAGATGTGATATATTTTTTCTGTCTGCATAAAAAATTTTTTACGAAATTTTTTTATGGTAAAGTTATTTTACCAGTGCATTATATATCAGACTAATCAAAATACCAAGAGATGTTAATGCAATTCTACTCATTTGCTTTGGATATCTGATTATCCATCCTGCAAGTATCACTCTCCAAAAATTCCAATATGGCGCTGATTTTTTCATCTCTTCTTTCTTTTTGAAGATGCTCTTTTTTGTGCAGGAGTTCTGAAGATACCAGTTGCGCAATTTTTCTTTTTCTTGTGCTTACCTCCGAAGATTCCCCATCCGTGGCAATTTGCTTTTCTTTTTGGAGACATTTTTTTATGGAAAATTTTTTTTTATGAGAGTGATAGATAGCTCGAAAAAGACATACAGTGTAGGTTAGGGTAGTGGGGCGTTTTTATATACGGGGCAACGCCCGATATAAACAATAACAAATAACATAAAATAACTGCTATAACGAATAAACAACTGACCACGAATAACTAATACTTATTCGTGTTGTTTATACTAACTGCCCCCAAATTACTGTGTTATTAGAATAAAACAACGCAGTTCTTATTACTTAAGCACGAAAAAACACTACTTATATAATAAGAACTGCCTATTCTTTATACGAACTGCCGCCAATTAACGACGAATAGTAATAAGTATAAAGAATTAAGTTGCCCAGAAAGATAAAAACAATCAGACAAAGTAATAATAATAAACGAAACATCTATCAGACGATGTTTCTTACCCCACGAAAGTATAATACAACGAAGGAATCTTACATTGTATTCTTAATCACCAGGGGGCATTGAGATCTTCTACATAACTCTTCACTGATTCTTTACTGTCTAACCCGAACAGTTTCTTCCAGTTAATCTGATGAGGATTAAAATCTTCATTCACGTTTAATTCAAGAGTGATACGATACTTATTCTTTTGTGCCTTGGGAGAAGAAATTGCCATAAGTTAAAGAACCGAAAGAACGAATAAACTCTACTAGTTAATTCTATCAGACCTTGCAGTACCCGTCAAGTATTGCCCCCATAACGAACTTGAATTATAAACGAATCTTTTCTTCTTATGATTGCTTTGATATTCTGATAAGTTCGAATCTCTATACGAATCTTATCTAATCACGAATGACTTTGTGATTATAATCTCACAATGGTGTCGCAGTATTATCTTTCTATACGAATCTTATCTAATCACGAATGAACTTTTGAGTTCTTTATTATCAGTGCTTCTTAAGAATAAGTTTCTATACGAATCTTATCTAATCACGAATGAGTTTTTAATTCATTCTTCTCATCAGTGCTTGTATCTTTATTGCTGATACGCATCTTACCTAATCACGAAACAATTATAAGTTGATACTATAAAACCTTCCTGGCATCTTTAGAAATTCGCATAGGAATCTAAAGCAGGAATTCTGTGTTTTTATTGGGTTTCGGTGAGTATTCAGTTTTGATAATCTCTCTCATGATTCATTCGGCACATCGAGAAACCTATAGTTAAACTCTGTTCGCCTGATAATATGAGTGTTCAAAAGTGGGTTTTTATTAACTCTTCGCTTCTGTGGAATTTGACTTTTGACCCCGTAGGAAAGTTCAAATTCGCAATATGAATCGAATTGTTATGTTTATTTATACAAGTTCTTGCTGTTTTTTGTGGTTCTATCCTGTGCTGATTTAATAGCAAAAAACAGGCACTTCAGTACTCTGACCCCTAAGTGAGTTTATAAGTGCCTTGGAGGGGCATACAGAAGTGTCTGGTGGCGTTTTATTCTAATGTCTGGGGAGTGCTTATACCTTGTGCCGGTTTTTGGAGTGTCCTGGGGGTATTGACAAAACAGTGCTGATGTGTTATAATACGCGGGCCAAGATCACTACAAGAACTGACATTTATAAGGATTTAATGAGCGATAAAAATCAGCATTTATAAGGTATTAAAAACACATTTATCAAACAAATATAAGCAAATACAAACAATTCATTATGATTTTTTAATACATTTTTAATTGTTTTTGATTATACAATTACCACATTAACTATATCTTTATGCTTTGTCTTTTGATTTCCATTATAGAGATTTCTTAAACTTGATGGGTTATATCCATTTTCTTTTGCCCACGTTTGAAGAGACTTGATTATAATTTTTGTTCCATCAATAAATGTAATTTGATATGATTTTGCTCTACCATTATTTTCACCATTTACCTTTCCTTTAATTGCCTTTTTTATTTTTTCAACTACATCATCCGACAATTTTCTTCCCTTCCAATAAGATCGTTTTCCTCTATTTGCAGTTCCAATTTTAATCCTGGTTTCTTCAGTGTGAGGTTTTCCTTTATTATGAGGAATTCTACCTTTCAACACTTGACTTAACTTTATCTTTTGTTCTTCAGTCATTTTATATCCAGAAGTACCCTCACCTCCAAGTGATTTATTATACAAAATTCCTTCATCACATTTTCTACCAAAGACAGCAATCATATATCTCTCGTGCCTAAATGCTTCTTCTTCGGTTATATTTTGTTTGAGAAAGATTATTCTTGATTTGTCTTTTGGAACACCACAAGGTTTTCCACTCTTTTGATAAATTCTATTTGTTTGCCCTTTACCTATGTAATATGGCGTTCTATCTTCACGCAAATAAGCATAGGTATAAAACCTGCTGGAATTTAACATTTCTACTCTAAACATTCGCATATGTATTTATACTAAAAGGAAGCAGATTTTACTCTGCTTCCCACCTAAAGTTGCGAATGTTTAGGTAAAATTATTTATTCAAGAATAAACTCCATCAGGAGGTAATCGCAAGTAATCTCTAATTCCGATGCTTTCCTTTCAATCTCCATTGCATATTCATCAGCATACATTTCATCGTCGTGCTGACAGAAAAGATCAAGTGTAGATTCATTCATAAAAGTCATTTGTTCAGATTGATGAGTTCTTTTTGAATAGTCAGTACATCATAAATATCATCTACATCAGCAAGATCAACTGGTGCAAATTCAGAAAGATTTACAGTATTATCTTTATAAATGGGAGCATAATACAATTCATTCTCATTTGGATCAAGAGCATAAACACAACCGTGATCTTGTTTTTGAAGAATAATCATTTGAGAGAGTTCAGGATAATCAGGAGTTCTTTACCGTTAATTGCTTTTGACAGCAAATTGATTTTAGTCTTATGTTTCATTCTGTTCAATCTCATTCAGAAGTTCAGTATATGCTTTAATAGATGCTTCAGTGCAATTATGATCTTTGAGATCTTGAATATAATACTCAAGTGCTTCAATTAACATTTGAGTGCGATTGGGTTTCATCATTCTAATGTAAGAGAATCAAAAGTGATAAAAGTAAGTTCAGTTAAAACATCATCATCAACTGGACCAAGTTTATCATGAATTGCATCTGAAATCAATTCATACATTGTCGAAACATAACGATCATTGTATCGAATATAATCAAGCACTTCTGATTTAAGTGCTTCAGATAAGTTGTGAAGTGTTTGAGTTGAAAGTGTCATTGGTAAAAATTAGGCACCCAGAGAAGTTCTACTGATTCATTATGTTGTTGAAATACCTCTTGCCATTCCATAAAAATAGCACTTGCATTTGACCTATTCTTTTTCTTCTTGCTCTTCGTCAATTTAATCATTCGCTTTTCCATCTGCAGAAGAGTGTTTTCTGCTTGAAGATTCAGTTGTTCTTTGTTCATTTTGTTTTTACGATTTTAGCAGGGGAACCACAAGAGCGATAAAAGTCTACCATTCTCTGTGCTTCTTCAACATCAGGGAATGATTGAAACCTCCACTCACAATCGTCGTAAGGGACTTGATAAGTAATCTGAACTTGCTTTTGAATATACATACTCACTTGCTTGCAATCAGTGTTTTCACTTCATCAAAAGACTTACATTGTCCTGCTTTGATTGCATTGATAATGCTAGTCGTAATCATACCACATTGATGATTTGCATTACAAATCGCATAGACAGGAGTGCGATCTTGAATGTCGAAAGTGGTTTTGATCAGCATTGTTTGTTTTTATGTGGGACAGATGAAAGAAAAGAAAGATCTATTGATAAAAGCGATTATGAATTTCATCTCGCAGACTTTTCAGTTTCCGAACATCAGAAATATATGCTACATCAGGATGATAATGATCTTCGAAACTTGCATAACCAAGAACATCAACAATGTCCTGAACAGTCAAATTATCGTGCTCTTGCAACTCACATTCATCAAACTGATTAAAGTAGCGAGTCAGAAAGAACAGAGCATCAGAGTAAATGGTTTCAGTGAGAGTTTGAGTCATTGTTGTTAAGAAAGAAAAAGGAAGGAAGGAAGAAAAGAACTAATCAACCAGTGCAACTCTTATGTGCCGTTCAAGTTCTCCTCTCATATCATAAAAATATGATTTCCCCCGTTCAAGAATAAATGTATCATAATCCTCTTGTGTGGGTTCTTTTTCCATTTCCATATCCTTCCAAACTTCCAAGAAATCCTCAACAGAAATATGGTATTCCAGAGGAATGTATGCGATTTTGGGAATGATTGAGTCAGTCATCAGGTTTCTAGGTGAAGGAAGGAAAGAAAAGAACTACACAAGAGAAAGTGCATCTTTCTTTTGCTTGGGATTGGAAACTTGCTTTACCCAAGCAGACTTGCGATTCTTAACAATTTGAGAAGGAAGTTTAGTCTTACCCTGAACCTCATTGATCAGAGAAATGAATTGAAGAAAGAATTGCTTTTCCATTCGTTGAGCAGTGGTCATCTTAATTCAAATAAACAATGGGTCTTGGGTGGGACAGGCACCCCTGCTCCCTCCACCCTCTTAATATAGCACCTTTTGGGCGCTGTGCTCTTTTAGTGTGCCACCAGTACAAGTGGCACAAGGGGTCTGCGACTCACCTTGAGACTATGATTCTTTATCCCAATGATGCTTCCAATCATAATCCTCATAATATCCACTCTTTACAATGTCATCATAAACAGTGGGAAGATTGTGAATCTTTGCTTTATCCCTATTCCGAAGTTCTACCTCATTATCATGGAGTAAAGTTTCAAGTTGTTTGATTTCATTAAATGTCTTTGGTCGGCGGTATGGGTAATAATCAGAATCATTACCTTTGCGTTGTGTTTTAGACATTGGTTTTTCCTTTTGTTAATTTAGGTCAGAGTTGAGACAGAATGCTTTTGAGATTCTCTAGATGTTCTTTCTTCTCATCATATTCTTCACTCAAATCATCAACAGAATTATCTTCAAAATTAGTTTCCTCTTGAATCTGCCAATATAGGTCTTCCAAATCACCTTCAATTTGATTGATGAAAAATTTGATTGTTTGAACTTTAGTCATTTTTGAAAGTGTATTGTGAATTGGTTGAAAGACTAGAGTTGAGACAGTACCCACATCATCGCAGACACTTCCTGTTTAGTATTCCATCCAGATACATCTTCAGTCATATTTCCATTCGGTCGAAAGATTGCAACCTCATAAGTTTCATCTTTAACATCTCCATACAATCCACATCCACCAGGTCCAGAGACTACAGAAATCTCCCAATCATTGGAAAACTTATGTCGCGCAGCAATCGCACCAGGAATACCATTCAGATGCGGGACAAATGTAAGAAGGTCAAACATTGGAAGAAAAGGGTAAAGAACTCAACCGAACAGTTTAGCACAAACAGGACCAATTCCCATTTGCACAGAGAGAGGATCGTTTAGTGTGCGACCACAAATAGAGCAAGAACCAGACTCGTGCCCATAAATCTTTGCAAGTTGCAGGAGATTTTCATTAGCGTCCTCTAGAAGATTTTTAACATCTTCAGAGACATTACCTTTCAACTCACCATTTTGAGTAATCTTACCAACATATTGGTTGTTCTCAAAAACATAAACACAACCGATATTTGCTCCCTTATTCACAGTGGAGAGAGTAATACCAGGCAGTCGCACTTGAAACTTAGTCTTGCGATTCTTACCTGCATCATACATTTTCTCCACCAGATTGATATACTCACCATTCTCAACAGGAGTTTGAGAATCAATCACACTTTGAGTTGCAAGATAGTGCATCCAAGCAATTTGCTTTTCAGACACTTTCTTCTTCTCAACCAGATTCATTGCGAAATTATTATAGTTCAGTTTATCTTTGATATATGCTTTTGCATCATTCAGAGACTCAAACTTGCTATCAAAAGCAATCTCTTCGCCTTGCTTTTCAACAATGAAAGAAGTCATCTTAATTCAAATAAAGAATGGGTCTTGGGTGGGACGGTGAGACCCGCTCCCTCCACCCTCTTAATCTACCAGAAAAAAGTTCCAGTGCCCGTTTAGTGTGCCACCAGTACAAGTGGCACATCGCATCATTGGTCTCACACAGTCTGATGAGACAATGCAAACTTCACAATCTCTGTGCGGTTGTTCTTATATTGCAAAATCAAATCTACAATCGCATCAACATCTTCAGGTTCTGGTTCATCTTCACATTCTGCTTTTGCAATTTGCGTGAAGATAGATGCAATCTCAAAGTCTGATTCAAACAGCAGATTTCGGTGATTATCAATTTCAATATAATCTTCCACTGCATCAGCAGACAGTTGCAGTGGAATATCAGGTCCAATCATACCCAAAGTTGCAAGACGTTCGAGGGCACCAACAACCCACATCACTTTACATTCATCAATCGAAAGTTGTGCGTTCATTTTGTAATCTCAGGAAAGGACATAACGGAAATCAATCAGGTTAATACACACACCTGACTGACTGACAATCTCTTGAACTAAACAGTCACAAACACTTTCATCATTCACTTCATCATAACAACACATATCCAAATCATATATTTGCCCAACATACTCTTCTTGCAGTGATTCTTTCATATTCGGTTGTTGAATAATATCAAGTGTGTCCAGGTCGAACTCAATTTCAGTAATCTGTACTTGTGGCATTTTGAATAAAGGAAAAGAAAGAGAAAGGGATGTTTAACTCACACCCCACAGAGTTGTTTGGTCACAGAACCAGATGCTTGACGGTTCAAAGAAACACCAGCACCTACGTTTGCACCAGAAT